GTATGAAATTAAATTTAAAAAATAAATCTCATAATGAGTTAGCTCATAAATCAATTTTTGGAAATAAATATAGTCAAGAGCACGGAATTAATAATGTTCATGCTCTTATGCAGGGGCATGTAAACATAACTCCACACCCTGAAGGTCATTTCACATTCACTCCTACTGCATCGGTGCATTTTAATACAGGTACACATAAAGACGTCCCTCATGGAATGAATCTTCAGATTCAAGCACGAGCCGGTGATAGACATCAGCTCGGAGTAAAGAATACGCGTGTCACTATTAATCCAGTAGGTGCCAGCAAAACTCTTCACGTTAAGACCGGCGAAAGACTTCAATAATGAAAACATTTGTAGAATTTATCTCAGAAGCCACAGGCGTAGCTTCAGCAAAACATCAAGAACATCCTGAAGATAATGCTATCAAGAGCAAAGCAGGATTTGATCATGCTATATCATCTTTAAAGGCCATTCATCACGGTTTAAAGACTGGTAATGCTGGAGACACCCATATCTCAACGAAGCTTGATGGAGCTCCTGCTATAGTGTTTGGCCATCATCCCAAGACTGGTAAGTTCTTTGTTGCAACTAAGCATGCAGCATTTGGTAAGACACCCAAGCTAGCAACCTCACACGAAGAAGTAGACAAGCATTTTGGTCATTCAGAAGGCCTGGCAAAAAAGATGCATCATGCTCTTGAACATCTTCCCAAGGTAGCACCCAAGAAGGGCATATACCAAGGTGACTATATGCACGATACGCACGATATCAATCACGCTGATGATGAAGTTCATTTCACTCCCAATACTATCAAGTATCATATCAGCAAGGATACACCAGAAGGCAAGAAGGCTGTTGCATCCAAGATAGGTGTTGCTGTACATACCAAGATCGAAGGTGATCCAGATCATTCAGAAACTCTTCATGCTCATCCATTAACAGATCATTCAGTATTTAAGAAACACCCTGATGTTCACCTTATTTCACCAGAGGCAAAACTATGAGTCACCTTACACCACAAGAGAATAAAGCTGTTGAACATCATATTGAAAAAGCTCAAGATATACATAGCAAGCTTCCTGAAGGCCATCATGATATTATTGGTAAACATGATGAGCATCTGTCTACCTATATAAACAAGACAGTACGTACTGGTGAAAAACCTTCTATAGAAGGTCTGAGAGCTCATATTGCATCTCGTATGGGAAATGAAGTTGATAAAGTCAAGACTGATAAGTCCAAGGCAACCAAGACAGCACACATGAATGCAGCTCTTGCGCATCATGATACACACGGAAACCATTTTGCGAAAGCTCTTCAGATCCACCATCATGTTCAGGCTGCAAAAGACATCCTTACAAAAGGCCTACATAAAGCACAAGAGACAAGCAATCCCATGCAGCAATCGATTGAAGGTAAAAAAACAGATCCAGAAGGTTATGTTGTCCAGCATCAAGGTCAGATCACAAAGATGGTCAATAGAGGCGAATTTGCAAAGGCTAATTTTAACAAGCCCAAGACCTGGTTAAAAACACCATGAAGACTTTTATTGAATTCATATCAGAAGAAGAGATCAAACACGGCGTCTTTGCGTTCGGAAGATTCAATCCACCGACTGTCGGACATGAGAAACTGATCCATGCCACAGAAAAAGTCGCTGCTAAACATGATGTGGGGGCAAACATTATCGCTTCTCACTCAGAAGGTTCGGCTAAGAATCCTGTACCTACTAAGGCTAAAGTAGGATACTTGAAAAAAGTTGTTGCAAAGACATCTACTGTATCTCATTCTGACAGCGAAGCTCCTAGCGTACTGCAACAAGCAGCAAAGCTCCATAAGCAAGGAGTCACCCATCTCCATATGGTCGCTGGTTCTGATCGTGTAGACGAGTATCATAAATTGCTTCATAAGTATAATGGCACACACGAAGGCGCTCTGTTTAACTTCAAGCATATCAATGTACATTCAGCAGGTTCTCGTGACCCTGATGCCGAAGGTACAGAAGGTGTATCAGGAACCAAAGTCAGAGCCATGGCACATGCAGGTGATACACAAGGTGTCAAGAAAGCATTGCCTAAATCACTACATCCTCATGTGAAAGAGATCATGGGACACATCCAGAGCATCAAAGAAGATACTGATATCGAAAACACAGATTTCTAATTATAAATATATAAAAATCGAACCCGAGAGATAACATGGCAGCCAATCAACAGACACCACAAGCTCCTGCAGATAATGCTAAAGATATAAAAGATAACAAGACCACCAGTTCTAAGAAATTAGTGACAGGTGAAGTCAAAGATCCGATATCTAAAGGATCTACCATGGTTGGTAAGACTACAGAAAATCCTTCGGGCAAACCAGATCAGATTGACATCAATCCCATGCAGAATGAGAATGTATTGAGTCAACTGAATGATATCTATGATAGAGTGTTATCTGAATTGGATACACATCTCAGAGATGACGGAACAACATCGCTGACCAATATCTATAAGAAAAACACTCCGGGTGAAGTGGTTAACAGTAAATTTGCTCTACAGTTTAAAAATCCCAAGAATGATAAAGAAGCAGCATCTCGTTCAGGCAATCCTGCTAGAAAAGAGATGGATGTCGTCAGAAGAAACGATGCTAATGCAGACCGTAAGACAGACAGCGCATACTATCGCCAGCAGTCAATCGTAAAGAATGTGATCGATGAGGCGACTGATCATAAAGAAGAAAGATTAAAACTCATCAATAAAGCTGCTGGCCATGGCATACCTTCAAAGATGAGAGACAAGATTCGTAAGGCAGCAGATCTGCATGGCATGGCTGCAAAGGATCCTGAGAAATATGCAGCAGCAGCATTAGCCGCATCTGCAGAATTAAAAGAAGAAACTGAGCTCAAAGAAAAATATGGCAAAGGATATGTATCTCCTGCGAGCAAGATCGAAAAGGCGATGAAAGCAAAGGGTATACAACCTAATTCTAGCGACAAATATCGCCAAGAGATGGAAAAGAATTCTGCTGCATATCAAGCGATCCTTGATAGAGAAGCGGCTGCAAAGAATAAAACAAACGAACAAGTATCGGGTTGTGATATTGATGAACTCACAGAAGAAGAATTGGGATTCACTGAAGAGAACTTCATACCTTCTGGAAATGAGCTCTATGAAGATTGGAATGAATTAGAAGAAGAAGCAGAATATCAAGGACGTAAAGTGAAGCTGGGTAAACCTTTCTTGACACCTGGCGGTCCCAAGAAGCGTTCTGTATATGTTAAGAATGAGGGTGGGAATGTCGTCAAGGTCAATTTCGGTGACCCTAACATGACGATCAAGAAGAACATTCCTGCTCGTCGTAAGTCATTCAGAGCCAGACATCATTGTGATACGAATCCCGGTCCTCGCACAAAAGCCAGATATTGGAGCTGCAGAGCATGGTAATGGTACCTTTCAAAGATTTTGTCCTGGATGAAGATCTCAGACAATGGTTCAAAGACCGCTGGGTCCGCATGGATACCAAGGGAAACATAAAAGGCGACTGTGCTAGAGAGCCAGGTGAAGGTAAGCCTAAATGTCTTCCTATAGCAAAAGCAAGAGCCATGGATAAACAAGACAGGGCAACAGCAGCAAGAAGAAAAAGAAGAGAAGATCCAGTAGCAGATCGATCAGGCAAGGGCGGCGCACCTATAAATGTAAGAACTGAAGCTGCAAACCCTGCACAACAGGCTGCTATCGCTATCGCTATGAAGAAAGCCGGCAAGAAACCCAAGAATGAACAAGTCCAACACCTAGAAGAAAAAAATGCACCCACCAATCCTGCTTTGTGGTCAAAAGCCAAGAGTTTGGCAAGACAAAAGTTTGATGTATATCCTTCAGCATATGCCAATGGCTGGGCGGCCAAATGGTATAGAGGCAAAGGCGGCGGATGGAAATCTATCAGCGAATCTGCAGACGTTCTTTCACAATGGAAAAATCAAGAACCTGTTAATTATACCAAGCACCTAACAAAGTTTTTTGGCAAGCCAGCTGAATTGACTGAGAACAGAGCAGTATGGTATGATGTTGATGGATTTAAAAGGATAGAAATCTTGGA